GCCGTTTATCAATCATTTACGGCTCATTTGTCAACCTATAGCTTTACTTTTTTGATTGAGTAATTTTACTCAGTCGATTGAGTAATATCAAAACTTGCATATTTTACATTTTATGATAGTTGTAGTTTACATTTTTATATAAATTGGTAACAATACTACCGAATATGGAAAAATTCATGCAATCTAATTAAAAGCTATTTAGAAGCGTTTTAAGACACTCTACCCCTTTTTGGATAGATAGTACTACTCAAAGGCAGATATGCCCTAGAATTGCCTTAAAAGTGGCAATAAATAGATTTAAGCATATACACCACTTTCCGCTACGCTTAAAATGGCATTTAAACACTATTCCTCATAAATATCCATCTCATTAGGCACATCTACCTCTTTATCGAACTCATAAAGTGGAATATCTTGAATATTAGCAGCTTCAGTAGCTGGAACAACGAATCCTGTATCTTCTAACTGAGCATTCTCATCTCCATCTAACTGCTGCGTACTACTAGGTAGCTCCTCTACATGGTTGGCCTTTAGGACATTAACAGTAATCTGCTTAACGACATCTCCTTCATGAGCAACCTCTTGCCTTTCGATATACCCTCTACGCTTGCCTTTGGTTTTTAAGAGGAACATTGTAGCTAGGGTATCACCCTTAGCAATCCTTTCCATCAACTTATGCTCACCGAAGTCAAGCATAATCTCCTCAGGCTCTATTTCAGCTAGTCTTTGTCTAAACTCAGGATCTTTATCACACCAGGCCTTGTATTGACCTCTACCAACCCCTGCTGATTCACAAGCAATGGTGATATTGCCAAAATTCTCCTTGTAAGCTATGATAAAAGCTTCTTTGCTAATATCTCTGAACTCTGCATTCATAATTGTATTTGTTTTAGCATATTACTGCGTAATCTGAACTCTGCATTCATATTATCGGTTTTTAGTTGGTGTTCGGATAGATGTGATATGTACTACCTTCTCTACCTTGATATGGTCAAAGCTAAGCACACTTTCGCACTTAGTACACTTGATGGTATGTTCCCTTATGGAACTATCCCAAACATAATCCTCTGTAGATACTCCGCATTTACATCTGTAAGTTCTCTTGGCTACTGTGTCTTTCATATTATTGGTTTTTTAGTTTGGCTTTTCTGCTCTTAAGCTTCATATCCCTTTTATACCTCTTTTTAGCCTCATCGCTGACCTTTCTCCTATTTTGCTTATCAGGGTTAGGTGTTACACTTACAGGTCTATTTAAGGCCGTATAGCCCATTAAGGGTAGTTCAACATTATGGAAGCTCATTGCTCCTGTATCAACTCCCTTCTTGTAGCGTTTGTCTAGTTCTCTTTTCGGTATATTCATATTATAATAAATTATAATGGGTTATATGGAAAATAAAAAAAATTGACAATGTGAAAAAACATTAAAATATTGTTTTGTATCAGAATATTGGAGGGCACAAGGGATCTACGAAAACTTCCGTACGAAACAAAGTGGTAGGGGGTACCTACCTAAATTACTGATAATTAATGTTATGTTAAGTAGTCAGTTTGACAGCCCCTACCCTATCATATCCTTTGCCCATTGGAGGCAAAAATATACATTTTTATTATATTGACTGTTTACGCTCGTTTATGGCCTAGCTAACAATCTAGGATAAATACTTATAATCATTGTATATATAAATCTATCCCTATATTAGTAATATGCAATACAATGATAATAAACTAATGTACTTATAATATACAATATACTATTTATATACATTGTATTAAGTTACTTATATAATGTATTTACTTATATAATATATAACAAACAGCTCAATTTAACTAATTAACACTATTTTAACAAAGTACTTTTAATTATTTTTAAGTTTATTTCACTTTGTATTGAATAGTTACCTATCTTTATTCAGTCAATATTGACATACAAAACAAACTTTATTTTATGTACTATTTCAGCGAAACAATTTTACCTCTGTTATTCATTGGCTTAGTTACTTATTTTGTAGGTAGTTTATGCCGTTTATTTATCCACCTTTTAATCAACGAGCCATGCAAGTAGTAACCCTTTTTGAGTTTATAGTAATTGCCGTAATTACTATTCTAGTTTATGCCTTTATCAAGACCTTATTAAATAAATAATCTTAAATCAACACACAATGAAAAATGTATTTACCAATTCAGAACTAGCACACGCTTACGCAAATCAAACGCAACAAAGCGGACGCAATTCAAACGGCTCATTTTATTTTGAGGGCAAAACGATTTATAGCTATGGCGGACACTTTCCTATTGCTAAAATAGTGACAAACGAAAACGGCCTTGAGTGTATGTTATTCACTTACCGCACATATTCAAACACAACAGGAAAACAGATTAGTATTGTTAGAAATGCAACGAGGCAATATAATAAACTTTATTGCCATACTCCGAGCTTAAACCACTCAAGTAATTTTGCAAGTTGGTTGCAATTAGCCGAACACGAGGCGACAAAGTTAATAAAGGCTAAAAAGCCCGAATTGTATTTAAACGAGTTAGACCGCTTAAATAGTCAAGTTATTGAATATGCACAATTTTTTGACCTTGAAATACCTGTCACCCTTACCGCTGTTTTATCTATTAAGGATAAAAGCGAAAATTTAGAGTATTTAATTAAGAAAAACGAGCTTATAAAATTAGAGTTGGCTAAAAAGCAAAAAGAGGATAAAATAAAAGAGGAGGAAATATTAAAAAAGTGGCTCAATTTTGAAACAAGCCGTATTTATAGCCATTCTAATTTAGATTTTTTAAGGGTTAATATTAATGAGAATAGAGTGGAAACCACTCAAGCCGTACAAATACCAATGGAGATAGCAAAGAGGTTATATAATAAAATAAAAACAAACACCTTGCAAGTAGGTGAAAGCGTATTAAATTATAAGGTTAACGAGGTCGGCAATATTATTAAAATAGGTTGCCACAATTTTACAAAAGATTACCTACTTAATTTCGGCTCTAAATTGGCTTAAGGTTAACTGATGAGCTTTGATTAAGCGAAATAAAGGCCCTTTTATTAGGGCTTTTATATTAACCAAAAATAAACACAATGAACAAAAAGCAAATTTTAAACGCCTTAAATAGCGGCCTTGAAATTGTAAGCTCTTGCAATTCTATTAAATTAGTGTTAATAAAAAACGAAATTTATTTCGGTGCTATTAATACAAAATATGCAATGAAAATACAAAACGATAAGGAATTAAGTTTATATAATTGGGAATTTACAGGGTATTCAAAATTTTTATCAAAATAAGCCGAAATAAGGCCGTAAAAAATTAAATTAATACAATCATGTCACCTTAAAAAATGGATCTAAATTTAGGGCTTAAAATGGCCTTCAAACTGATTTTATTGGTATTGTATCAATATGCAATAAAAAATAATTAATGTTTAAACTTTAGTTGTTTATGCAACTATTGTTTATGCAACTAATATTTAGATCCTATATGGTAGCCAAAAATCCAGCAAAAACCCCCAGCCAAAAACTTGCTAAAAATCCGACAAAAATCCATGGCAAAAATCTGCTATGATTAACAAAAGATTAACTAAAAAATATTAAACAATAACAAAAACTTTCTTTACTTTTAATCACACAAAAACCTTTATTTATGACTACAAAATTTCATTTATTATTAGACAGAAGTGAATACACTTCTACTGACATTATCCCATTGGAATCAATGTTACTAGAGTATGCACAATCAGAAGGAGAAACAAATTGGCAAAAATCTAGTATTGTATCAATACAAGATACAAGCGATGACACAAAAGAAGAGCTATGGATACAAGATAATAAGCTCAATGGCGAGGATGTAACTTTTATTCATTATTACAGCAAATTATGGTACATTATTCAAACAAACTAATAAAACAAAACAAAATGAAACCTTTAAAATCACACATTGACAAAGATGCTATCTTTTTAATTAACTCATCTATTGATGCAATTTTTAAAACATTGCACGATAAGTACAAAACAAGTAGTGGCGATATTTCGCCAATGCAACAATACCAACTTGATGAGGCAAAAAATAAAATTTGCTATTTAATGACCGAGCAGGTTTTTTATAACATAGACTTTGCTAATGTAAACTTACAAGAGTTAAATAGAGATGAGTTAATGTTGATAGCAAAAGATTTAGACTGGAATGGTTCTTGGGATTGCGATGAAGATGGACAAGAGCCTATCACAAAAGATGAACTAATAGAATCAATTACAAACCTTATTTCACACCTTAATTAAAATAAACAAAATGAAAAACACAAAAGAGATTAACCAAGCAAAAAAAATCTTAAAAGATAACGGATATTATGTTGATTATTTATGGCATATTGATGATGTAATAATGGGCAAACAACATCACGATTGCAACGCAAAGGATGCTTATAATATTTTAGATATGGCTATGCGTAATGAGGCTACAAGTGAACAAGTATGGTTATCAATAGAATATGCTATAGAGCAAACTTTGCCTTGTTAATAATTAAATATGCAGATACTAGAACTATTCGCTGGAAGTAAGTCCATTGGCAAAGTTGCCGATGGGCTTTTCTTTGAGTCTTACTCAAGCGACATTGAACAATTCGGAGGCATTGACTATGTTACCAATATACTGGATTTCGATGTGACAAAAATCCCGTTTAAACCCGATGTAATTTGGGCATCTCCGCCATGTACGGCTTTTAGTGTAGCCGCCATTGGTAAGAACTGGACAAAGGTGGGTGATGATTACCTACCTAAAAATCCGAGAGCAGAACTAGGCCTAATCCTAGTCCAAAAAACCCTCGAAATAATAGAGCATTTTAAACCGACCTATTTTTTCATAGAGAACCCTAGAGGGATGCTACGGAAGATGCCCATTATGGCTCATCTTAAAAGGCAAGGAGTTACCTATTGTCAGTATGGAGATACAAGGATGAAGCCAACCGACATATGGACTAATAGCAATAAATGGATTCCTAGGCCTATGTGTTCCAACGGATCTCCATGTCACATATCCGCACCAAGAGGCTCAAGAACAGGCACACAAGGGCTTTCTAATGCTTACGAAAGAAGCAAGATTCCAGAGGATCTTTGTATTGAGATATTAAAATCATGTATAATTTAACGATTGATTAACAAAAAACCTGCTAAAAAACCGAAATAATTGCAAAAACTTCTTAATTTTACTTACACAAACAAAAACCTTTATTATGAAAATGCTACAAAAAACCGATTATGTCGTTTACAATGTAATATGTAAAGAAGTAAATCGTTGGGACTCAGACAATAAAATTGTTATTTATGGAACAAAAGAAGAGGCGGAATACGACATAATGCCTGGGGTTGATGATATTGCTATTTCGTGTAGCGAATTGCCTCATATACTTCAATTAGAGTTATTAAAACAAATTAACGAATAACTAACCAAAAAACCCATCTATGAATTTTGAATTAATCACCGCCAAGTATGATTGCAGATGCAGTCTTACAGGCAAAAACTTCAGTCGTGGTGACCAGGTCTACTACAACTACGAGGCAAAAACCTTTCTTGATCCTGTGTATCACGAGAACATTATGAGTCAGCAAAAATCTCGTGGGGCACAATCCTACTTTGAACGACACAAAAAACTTAATAAGATTTACCCTAACACTTAAAGCACTATCCCTACTAATTAAACAAATTATAATCGTTAGTGGGTTATCCCAATGGGAGTAGGGATATTTTTAACACCAAAAAACCATAAACACATGGCAAAATTCGAGTTCGTAACAGAAACAAATGTAGTAACGCAATCAGTAATCTACTACACTAGAAAAGATGAGTTATTTATGGAAAATAGCTTAAGTCATAGCAAGGAGAAAGCTTATGACAGATTCATAAACATATCTAGTGGAGTGAAGACTGAACCTATTGTGCAAGTACTAGAAACAAGATATTCAATCACCCAATAAAAACCTGCAATCGTGCACCCAACCCCATCACATCTAAAACAAAAAGGGCTTCGTGACTATTTTATGGTCACAATCGATGCCCAAAGGATTAAAAAGGATTACCTCTATCGTGGTATGTTTATTCATTGGGATAGCAAAAAACCCCTTGATAAATTCTACTACTGGAGAGGAGATTATTTCACATCTATTGAAGGAGCAATGCGATCTATTGACCGCCATTATAAACTATATAAAAAACTAAAAAATGCTGATTAGAGATTATCGTGCCTTACTTAAGTATGGCGATATAAAAAAGATTTGTGAGGTAACAGGCTATTCACCCTACCTAATAAAAACTCGTTTGGCCAAGGCTGATGAGGAGATGATAGAAGTCATAGAGGCTTATTATAGCAAAAAGATTGAACAACTTAAAAACTCTATCTATGAACATCAAGAATAAAGAAATAAACTACTGGGCTATTCCATCAGTTCGTAGGAGTAAATTAAACCCAAGGCAAAGAGAAGCTATTGCTAATGAGATAATCGCCAAGGTATGTACCTATTACAATATCACTAATGAAGAAATCAGAGGTAAGAAAAGATACAGAACGATTGTAATGGCTAGGCATATGTCTATGTTCTTAATTAGAACTAGAGTTAAATTAAAGCTTAAAGCTATCGGAGATTTGTATGGTAGGGATCATAGTACTGTTATGCACGGCATAGCAAGTATACAGGATCAATCCGATGTAGATGACTTAGTTAGTACTGACATAGAAAACCTTATCAATATTTTATAAATCAAAACACCAAAAACTATGAGTGATTTTTCAAAATGGGATGAGCAGGAACAAAGATTGTTCGTTGCTAAAATCATCCACAACATTAACTATTCGCAGAACAATTTAGTACTTATGAAAGCTTTAGTAGAGCTATGGGATACATACCCAGTTCGTGAGGCTTTGTTCTTTACACAAAATTTAATCAACCAAAAAACCCTACAAAATGGAAATGCAATTAACTAATCCTTCGTATGAATTAATAAACAAGGATTCTATGCTTAAACTATCAACAGAACTATCTCAGTTGATAAAAGAGAAAGGACTCTCAAGTAATATACAAGGTAAACAATTCGTTAATGTTGAAGGTTGGCAATTTGCTGGTGCTTCACTTGGATTAATGCCTATTATCACATCTACTCAAGATTTATCTAATGAAACATCTATTAAATATATGGCGACTTGTGAAGTTCGCAATATTACTACTGGTACAGTTGTTGCTACTGGTATTGCTCTTTGTTCCAATGCCGAGAAAACGAAGAGATATTTTGACGAGTATGCTATTCTCAGTATGGCTCAAACAAGAGCGATTGGTAAGGCTTATAGGAACTTATTAGCTTGGTTGATGAAAGCTGCTGGATTCGAAGCGACACCTGCTGAAGAGATGGACTTCGCACCTAAGGATGAAACCCCTACCAAAAAACCTAAAGTAGTTGAGGTGATAGCAGAGGAGATTCCTGTTGAGGTAGATCGTGATGCTATCGTTAAAAATATCCAGGCGGCTGCTAGGATGAAGGACTTAACTGATATATTCTTTTCTAATAAGGAATACATAGAAAAAGACCAACAATTAATGAAATTAATGACCGCTAAAAAAGAATCGTTAACAACAAAAAAGAAATAATATGAGTAATTTACTA